GCATTGCCTTTATCTCGCGCTCCATGCTCTTGCTGTTTAACGATGCGTTTACCGTTACCGACTTATCTCTGCCTGAAAGCATGAAGCTCTGTATTGCAGGTCGCACGTATCGCTCGTTGATAAGCTTTTGGAATGCAGCCGTTGAGGTATTGATAGCATCGAGCTCTTGCCGGTGCCTTGATGTCTGCCTGCGGTTAGTCACAAACTCGCCGCGCTCAGCTTCAATAAGTGTTCCACCTTGGCTGTGCAGCCTACCACCTACCTCACCACCTTTGGCGAACTTTGGAATAGGGCGGGCAGCGATTAAGGCTATCTGAGCGGCACCTGCAATAGCGGTCAATGCACCAATAGGAGTAAATGGCCCTCCGGCCTTCATAACTGCTTCTGCTGTACTTATAACAGTATTAAACAATGCCAAAGACTTATCTAGCCTTGCCTGCTTGACCTTTTCCTGAGCAATCCTTCTGCTTGTCCTCAACTCCAAAGCCTCACGCTCACGCTGCTTCTGCCTTTCAGTCTTTGTGCTGTTGTTGATTGCTGCAAGCTCTGCCTGCGACGCCTCATTGATTCCAGCGATACGGTTCTCGGTTAGCTGTGCTGATAGCTGTCCGAGTGAGTTGAATAGGTCGCTAATTTGATTAGCTATTTCAAATGCTCTATTAAGCTGTTCTTCTTGCGTCTTTTTGTTTTCTTCACGAACAGCGGCCTGCGTTTCGGCGTTTATGCGTTCAATCTCTGTAGCAAGTAGCCTTTGGTCTTTTATACTGTCTTGTGCTTGTTTTTTTCTAATCCTTCCCTCATTTATTATGATAGCAATTCGGCGTTCTGCCGATGCGCCTTGGTCAAGCTCTGCCGTAGCCAGTGTATTTCCTATTACCTGTAGACCTAGAAGTTCATCGTTTTGTAACTTAAGCTGCTTCTCCTTTATGGTTACCTGCTGTAAGCTTTTGGAGTTTAGTGTTTCAATTGCAGCAACTGCCTTACGCGTGTTTTGAATTTGCAATACCCTAATAGCAACCTCGCGGTCGGCAATCTCTTCTTGAAGATCAAATTCAATTTGAGCCGTGTCAATCCTCGCTTGTCTTATTTGATTTTCGTTAGCATCTATAAAAGCAAGTTTGCGCTTGGCAAAGTCAAGTAATATCTTCTCTTTTTGTATTTCAAGTTGAAATGTTTCTTTGCCTTCTGCCTGAGCCAGCTTTATGCTTCGTTCAACTTGATTAACAGCAGCCTCTGTTTTGCGCTTTTCGTTGGCTATAAACTTATCAACGCCAGTGTCTGTATTCTGTTCATCAACAAATCCAAAGAACTCTTTTACTGCATCCAATGCGTCTGTAACTCCTTGAGCAAACTGACCAAGGCCGGGTATTGAGTTAAAGGCCGCCTGCTTAATCTTGTCGAAGTTTTCAACCAAAGCAGCAATGCCTATTACAAGTAAACCAACACCCGTTGCGGCAAGTGCCACCCTAAACGCCTTTAAAGCACCTGTTGATGTGCCAACTACAATGTTGTATGCTTTTGTAGCTGCGCCTAAAACACCAGTCTTTGCTGCCAACTGCTCGGTGATAACAACCCTACCCTGCTCGATGGCTGATGTTACTGCCATTATCGCCTGAAGCTTAACGAGCGTCTGCTGCAAATCCTCGCTTTGGTCACCAAGCAAAGCAGAAGCACCCTCTACTGCCTGAAATCCTGCGCCAAGCAATTCAACGCTTTGTACAAGTCCAGTGATTCCTGAGCCTCTTTGAGCCAAAGCATCAACCTGAGCATCCGTTTCAATAACAGCCCTACGAACTTTTGCAACCTCTCCAACAAGCTCCCTAAACTCCTTGCTGTTGGTTTGCCCTGCAAGGGCTAAGTCGTAAAGCTTATCCTCCAACTCTCCAATCCTACCCGTGGCGGCATCGGTGCTTTTGGCATATAATTCAACAGCCCTGTCGGCTGCAATAATGGCTGACTTGTATTCGCCTATTGCCTTGGCAATGTCATCAAACTCCTTTGTCTGCCTTTTCCCAGCAAGAGAAAGCTCCCTTAGCTTATCCTCGTACTTAGCAACATCTTGAGCCGATTGAACAATAATCTTGTTTGTAGCCTTTGCCTTTTCGTCAAACTTTTTAAGCTCATCTACATTTAGCTTAAGTGCGCCAACAAGGCCAGTAACTTCTTTGTCTAATGCCTTTATCGCTCCGCTTATTTGGCCGTTCCCAAACGCCTGAGCCGCCGCTTGTGCGGTCTGCTTATAGGCATCAGCTGCCTTCTTTGAAGACTCCTGAGCCGACTTAACTACATCATCATTTGCCTTGTTGACTTCGGCCACCGTGGCCTTTAGGCTGGAGGCCTCAGCCTCGTATGTTATTAGAACCTTTGCCACGTTGCTGTTCTTTTATTGACTGCTCAAATTTAAGTAAATAAGTGTCAACGTCAGAAGCCATTAAAGCCTCGTAATCAGAAATGCTGCCGTGGCACAAGTCCATCACTTGGGCTCGGAACTGCTCTGTTGCTCTTTTTGCCCTTTGCGCCGGTGAGAATCCAGCAGCTGTAGTGTTCGTATCAGGTTTTTTTGCTGCACCCTGTTGTACTCCCACAGCGTTTGAAAGTCGCCCGGCGACATACTGAACAAGGGCATCAGCGGGTCTAAACCCATGCGATAAAAAAAATCGTGCGCCCCCTCCTTGCTAAGCGCTTCAAAAGTGTCAAGCTTCTGCTGGTGGATGTCAGGATTCACCGTTTCAACCTTTTCATCATCCCTTACAATCCAAGCCGCTGCAATATTCAGCAGTATGTCGCGGTGTATAACAGTGTCATTGCGCTCCCTTAGCACTTGGATAAGGCTCGCCACGTTAGCTGCGTTCTTGGGGTTTGATAATCCAGCGGCCACTCCCTTCTCCATTTCGGTCAGTATCATATCCATCTCCTTGCCGCTTACGCCGGATGACAGTCGCTCCATTAGGGACATGGTAAGGGCGAATCGTTCAAGAGGAAGGTTTACCTCCTTTGGCATACGGTAGTAGCTATGCCCGTTGTGGTCGAATAGGTGAACAAGGCTATTGCCATTGTGTGCTGGCTTTCGCTTGCGCTTGAATAGTTGTATTAGCTTTTTCATGTCCAAAAGTTATGAGGGCAATCTTCATCAGCTACCCTGCGCTTTGCAGGAAGGAAGCATCCGCATTCGCCACACGTGTCTATTGCCTTAATTCTAAACGGACAGGTGCTGCATACCTCACCGCGCTCTGCTGCCATCTTGTTCGTGGCCTTGTCGGAGGTGACAAACAGCCACCATCCGTGCAATATCTTTTTAAGCTTCTTCATCAGTTGCTGCCTAATATATCAACGCTGTTTCTCACTTTGCTTATCTCGGCCTCGTAGTGAAAGGTAAACTGAGTGCCGCAAATAAGCTGATACTGCACCATCTTTTGGCTGTCGTATATCACACCAACAACCTGCCTCGGTAGCTGGTCAGGATCGTGCAGCAGGTACACTATATCGAAACACTTAAACTTGTGGTCAAAGCTTGTGCGGTGCATCACTATATGGTTAGGTTTACAATAGCTGGTTCTTCGTCAGTCTTTGACAAGCTAAACGATATGCACGGGTAAGCCTCGCCGCCAACAGTCAGCGGCACACGCTCGCCATCTTGGCTAATCCACAACGTGTAACCCTGAAGGGTATCGATGCCAACGCCCTCAATGGTTATGTTGCCTGACTCGTCAGATGTAATGGCAAATGTCTGAATCCGCTTTGTGGCATTGTGCTGCACCGACACAACATAGTCGGTATCAGCTTCTGCAGTTCCAAAGGTTAGGCCAAGTGAACAGTTGCCAACGGTTATGCCGCTATCGTAACAGGGTGAACATACGCTCATAGTTTTACAAATTGAAGCTTATTTGATACTCGTAACCAAGCACAATTTTTCTGCCTTCAGATACTGGCGAGTCCATTGTTTTTTCTCCCATGTAATTTAAAGTTAAAGGCTGAATTGAATATTCAAATTCTTGAGAAAGCTTAAAGGTAGAAAAAATTAAAATTGAGTTATCTCCTTGCTTTGAAGCTGAATCAATAAGATTGTATATATCAAAACGCAATTTTGTCATGTATTCATAAGCCTCTTTTTCTTTTATCATCAAGGCTTCATTGCGCTGTTGTTTTAGCTTTTCAATAAAAGCTTCATCAATTATCAATTGTTTTGTCATAAGTATCGTTTCAATATTGCGTTTACAAAGTAACGGAAACAATCTAAAAAGTCAGCACGCTCGGAAAGGTTTTTACGGTTTGCCTTTATGATGCTGCCATTGGCATCACACTGCACCTGCTTGGCATCGTAGATAAAACCCTTGCACCTTACGCTGTTAACCTTTATATCAAGCTTCCTAAGGGCAGCGTTGCAGTCGATACGGCTGTTGTAGTGAGTAGGGTTGGCAGGTATCATAAACTGGCTATCTGATAGCTGTAGCCGCTTCTTTATCATCATGTAGGCGCTGGAGTTATCACGCTGCTGCACCGTGCTACCCTTACCCATCGCATCGCCTGTAATACGCAACAGCCCCCTTGGCACCTTAAGCGCCTCAACCGCATCGCAAAAGGCATCCACGCTACCCTTCTCAATCTTTATCTCATCCACAACCGCTGCGCCTTTGCCCGACTGCTGAATGACTAAGGCGCACAAAGGGTTAACGTTAAAGTCAACAGATACGAAAGTGGGTAGATGGGGGTTAAGTGCTACTGAATCATCGATGTGCTTGTCATCGCGCCACTCGTACAAGAAGGGATTTTCAACATCCTCCGTAACATCCCAGTCGCCCTCAACAAATCGGGCATATTGAATCGGCGGTAGTTCCTTTAGGCTTTCTAGGTACTCAGCGCTGATGTATGGGTTGTCGGTTATGCGAGACTGAATAAACGCCCATCGGCTTGGAAGCTCACCATCACGCCACCGTTGGTATATCACCTTCTTTACCCAGTTGTTTGCAGGGTTGCAGGTGGCAAGGCACACAATCGGCGGGGTGCCTTTGGCCTCGTTCCACGATCCGATACGCTCCTGCACCTTGTAGAATGTTGCCTCCTGTAGCTCGTTAACCTCATCAAGCCCCGCCCCGTTAATCTCCAATCCCCTAAATCGGTTTAGTTCCTTGTCATCATCAAAGGACTCAGCCATAAATATAAGCTGGCTACCGTTCTTAAATGTCACAGCGTTGGTATCCCTATTCCACCCTGCCACATGGTTTGTCAGGCCTTTATCGAGTATCGACTGAAACGATGGAAAGGTGGTGCGCTTTAAGTCAGGCAGCGAGCGCCGGATAATTGCCCACCTGCTTTTTGGGTATTGCAGCGCAAGGGCTGAGAGTGTAAGGAGTAGCCAGTAAGTTTTGCCTCCGCGAATTGCGCCACCGAACACCACCACGCGCTTGTCGCCGGATGTGGCGCTGTCGTAGGCTAAGGTCTGCCGCTCGGTTAGCTTGAATGTCATTCACCGCTTCTTGGCTCGGTTCGGATAATCACTAAAGGTTCGTCAGACTTTATAGTGCTTTCCCCGTTGTTAGCCCATAAGCCGCGCTGCCTGTTTGCAAGCCAGTGCTTAGCTGCTGCCGTGTCGGGAGGTAGTTCTTTCTTCAGCTGCACCACCTCTCCATCGCGGGTAAGTGCTTCCTCGGTTATGGTTAGACCAAGCGCTCGCTTATACATCGCCTTGGCTACTTTGCCGTCTGCATCCTCTCTTCCCCGCGTTAACGACTCTAAAAATTTCGGATATTCATGCTTGTAATTGTTAAATGTGGCTTCACAAATACCAAGCACTTTTGCCATCTGAGCATCGGTAAGTCCAAGCAGCGCCATCTCGAACACCTGCTCGCACATCTTCTCTGTATAGTCTGTTGGTCTTCCTGCTGGCATATCACTTCTTCTTATCGCGGTACTTTTTTGCCTCTGAGTAGGCAATCGACACCGCTTGATTTGTTGGGTATCCTTCTTTGATTAGCTGCCTGATGTTGGCATCTATAACGGCTTGGCTGTATCCGGGTTTTAAAGGCATGGCTACTGCGGAGAATATGATACTGAAACCCTACTCACCACACGGCTGCTGCCTGATTTATCCTCAAATGTTCCTGCCATGTTATCGCGGCGCTGTTCTGCCTCTCGCTTGGTGATGCCGCACTCGGTGGTGGTGGTTGTTGTTCGCTTTGTCTGCTGCCATGCTCCTGAACCTTTGGAGTAGTAGTTTGCCTCGGTTCGGATGGTGAACTCATAGCATCGCTCGCAGGATGCCAATGTAAGCAGGATGGCTGCCGATAGTGTGAGTAGTTGCTTTTTCATAAGGCAAAGGTAAACAATTAAGAAATATCGGGCAACACCCGAAAGCGCTGCCCGACGATCACATGAAAAAAGCGGTGCTAAGATAGTGTATTTCCTTTACTATCCTTAAACTCAGGATGCCACGGGTGGTCGGCGGGGTTTTCGGGGGCGAGTTGGTGAGATGAGCATCTAATGATTTCTCCATCTTGTAGCCTAACAGAACAAAGGTGTCCATACCAAGTTATAACTTCACCTTTTGCCATATATTGACTCAATACATAAACTGATTTACCAGCAGTGGCAACATACCCTTTCGGAAACGCCACGGGCTTCGTCCAATCGATTGCTGGCTCGGTGGTGGCTGCCTGTTCATACTCCCCCTGCACCATTGCCAAAAGCTCGGCGTTGATGGCTTCGAGGTCTTTGATTACTACAAGGGCGCGGTCGAGTTGCTCGCGCAGGTCGGTAGCGAAGGCGCTGGCTTCGTCGCGTTCTCGATACAAAGTGTTTCTTAATATAAAAGCATTTTCTGCCGCTTTGTCAAAACTATGTACAGAATTAGTGTAAAAATGCTTTGTTGATGCTGAGCACCACATATTAAGCACCTTCTTATATGTATCTCTTTTGTTTTCTGCTAAGTCTAATTTTGATTGTGTTTTCCTTTGTTCTGTCT